ATTTGGTATTCATCGATAATGTGATGAACCAAGGCCCTTTTGATACAGAGTATCACACAATCTATCAGAGTAATCTATGTTGTGAAATTCTTTTACCTACTAAACCTTTTAAGCGCCTCGATGATGATAATGGTCGCATCGCTTTATGTACTCTTGGATCGATCAACTGGGGAGCATTCCGCAACCCTGAGGATATGCGTAGGGCTTGCCGTGTTCTTCAGCGCAGCCTCTGTAATATTCTTGACTATCAAGACTTTTTAAGCATTCAGAGTAAATTAAGCAACGATGAGATTCAACCACTTGGCATTGGTGTAACTAATCTAGCATACTGGCATGCAAAGCGCGGCTACAAGTATGGTGAGAAGGATGCACTACAAGATGTTAAGAGTTGGATGGAGCATCAAGCATATTATCTAACAGAAGCCACAGTTGAACTTGCTAAAGAGCGCGGCAAGTGTTTAGATAGTGACAAGACATACTATGGTCAAGGCATTTTCCCTTGGGAGCGTAGAGCAAAGGGCGTTAATGAATTGGCAAACTTCAAGCCCGAACTTGACTGGGAACCACTACGTGAGGAGATGAAAACTTATGGAGTACGAAATGCAACACTTATGGCCATTGCTCCTGTTGAATCTAGTTCTGTGGTTATCAACTCTACTAATGGCATTGAGATGCCTATGTCGCTTATCTCGACTAAGGAATCTAAAGCAGGATCATTTACCCAAGTAGTACCTGAATATCATAAACTTAAGAACAAGTATCAACTAATGTGGGAACAACAAGACTGCGTTAACTATTTAAAAACAGCCGCAGTACTGCAAGCATATGTAGATCAAAGTATTTCAACAAATACATTCTACAATCCTGCACACTTTACAGAGCGTAAAGTTCCTACAACATTGATTGCTAAGAACTTAATGCAAAGTCAAATGTGGGGCATTAAAACATTCTACTATTCATTAATTAATAAAGCAGGTAGTAAACATCAAGAGGAAGAACTAAAAGATCAACCGTTGGTGGACATTGACTTTGACGATGTAGAAGATTGCGAAAGTTGTAAACTATAATGTTAGAAACTATTTGTGATATTTTAAAAGACGCCTACCAGCGCAATTGGATTACTAGTCGTGACGGTAATGTAAGCATTCGTCACCATGATAGGGACCATTTTTATATTACACCAAGTGGCGTTCGTAAGCAAACTCTACAACCCGATCAATTTAAAAAGATTGGATTAGTAGATACGGGTATTGAAACAATTTGTAAAATTCTACCCTATACTTCTATTTCTAGTGAGTTACAACCCAGCGGAGAAATTCCATTACACTTTGGATTACAAAGAGCAATGGGTCAACATAGTAATGATGTTCGTGTAGTTGTACATGTACACCCTACCTATTGTGTTGCCGCAATGCATGCAGGTATTAACTTAAGTGAGTTAGTAAAACATTTTCCAGAGTTAGGTCGCTACACTAAAGTGGCTCCTAATGTAGATGATGTTCCACCTATTAGTCAGGAACTAGCAGATCAATGTTTTGAGAAATTAGAACTTGACAAAGACGGAAATATAAGTTATGATATTGTAGGCATCAAAGGTCACGGAGTCGTAGCAATCGATACAAGTCCATGGCGCGCCTACGAACATATTGAAAGACTAGAACATATTTGCAAGATCGTACTTGCGTCAGGAAATTATTAAATGAGCAAACAACAATATAACTTAAACACAAAGACAGACTATCTTAATCGCAAGATGTTTCTTGACCCTGCAGGTCCTGTTACCATTCAACGTTTTGAAGAAGTTAAGTACAATAAGATTGTAGACTTTGAAAAGACTGCACGTGGTTTCTTTTGGGTACCTGAAGAAGTAAGTCTTACTAAAGATTCACAGGATTTTAAAGAAGCAAGTGATGCAGTAAAACACATCTTTACTAGCAACCTATTGCGTCAAACTGCACTTGATAGTTTGCAAGGTCGCGGCCCAAGTCAAATTTTTACGCCCGTTGTAAGTTTGCCAGAACTAGAAGCACTCGTCTACAATTGGACATTCTTTGAGACCAACATTCATAGTCGTAGTTACAGTCATATCATTCGTAATATCTACAATGTACCAAAGGATGTTTTCAATACTATTCATGATACACAAGAAATTGTTGATATGGCAAGCAGTGTTGGTGCGTACTATGACAAGTTACATGTAATTAACTGTCGTAAAGAACTCGGTGAAACAATTAAAGAAGAAGATTACATCAAGGCTATCTATCTTGCATTACATGCGAGTTACGCATTAGAAGCATTTAGATTTATGGTATCATTTGCTACAAGTCTAGCGATGGTAGAGAACAAAATCTTTATTGGTAATGGTAATATCATTAGTTTGATTTTGCAAGATGAACTATTACATAAGGGCTGGACTGCATACTTGATTAATCAAGTTGTTAAGGAAGATCCTCGTTTTGCTAAAGTAGCAGAACAGTGCAGAGAAGAAGTTATTCAAATCTACACTGATGTTATTCGTGAAGAAAAAGAATGGGCAGACTATCTGTTCGTGAAGGGACCAGTTATTGGTCTTAATGCTGCCATTCTAAAAGACTTTGTTGACTATACAGCCGTTAGTGCGTTGAAAGATATCGGGATCAAATATTGGAATCCTGCACCAAAGACTACTCCTATTCCTTGGTTCAACAAGCACGTTGATACTAGCAAGAAACAAACAGCATTACAGGAAAACGAATCAACTAACTATGTCATCGGTGTTATGAGTGACAGTATTGATTACGAAGAATTACCAAATATCTAAGGAGAAAATAAAATGAAAGCAATCGTATGGAGTAAGTATCATTGCAGTTATTGCGATCAAGCAAAGCAATTACTAAAGATGAAGGGCATTGAATTTGAGGAGCGAAAAATCGGCGATGGTTGGACTAAAGAAGAACTACTAGAAGCCGTACCTACAGCCCGAACCGTTCCACAAATCTTCTTAGATGAAGAATATGTAGGTGGATTTACAGAACTTAAAGAGAGACTGGCAGCGTGAATATTAAACTAGAAGAAGTATATACATTAAAGTTAAACAGCGGTGAAGAACTCATCGCTAAAGTAAAGGGTATTGAGGGTAATGAACTTATTGTTGCAGAACCCGTATCAATTGCTCCCGGGCCACAGGGTATGGGACTAGTTCCCAGCATGTTTACCGCAGACCCCAAGGGTGAATATAGACTAAATACTAATAGCATTTCAATTTATGCAGTTACAGACGCAAGCGTTAAGAACAAGTATGTTGAAGCAACAACAGGTATTAAGTTACCTGAAAAGAAATTAGTACTAGGATAAAATGGCACAACTAAGTAGAAAAGGTGATCAAAATCAGGTAGGAGGTAAGATCGTTCGCGGAGCCGGAACTGTATTTGCCAATGGCATTGCAGTTGGGTTACACGTTAGCGATATTACTTCACACCCCGGTAAAGGTAAGCACGGCGCGGCAAAAACTACAGAAGGTAGTCCAACTGTGTTTGCTGAAGGTTCACCTGTTCTAAGAACTGGCTCAGGCAATGATTGCGGTCACTCAATCATACAAGGCAGTCCAGACGTAAACGTGCCATAATGAGATAATTATGGCAGATACAGGAAAACAAAGTCCCTTAGGCGTAAACGTATTAGGATCGATATTAAACAATACCGGTCTTAATATTAACCCTGTGGCTGCTAGTTACATGGGTGCTAGCAAAACGAATGCTAGTTATTCATTCGGTAGTCTAGTACAAAGTACTGTATTACGTTTACTAACTTGGGCAATTAATGATGGTTATGTCCGCGGGGTAGCAGTATCCGGGACACTATCAGATAGTACATATAATACTCTTATAAGTATTGGTGCAGGCAGTATTCCGGCATTAGGAAATTCAAAACCTCCTACTTATGTTGCAGAAGATCCGGCAGGCGTTTGGACAACGACTGCATTAGCCGCATCAGGTGTAACTGCTCCTGCTAGTTCAGGCTGGCCTTTTAGCGGTAGTAGTATCGGACAAGTGCAAGGCGCTAGTTGGATTCCGTATACTACAGCAAACGCTAATAAGTCAGTTACACAATGGGGTTGGATTCGTTGTCATGCATTACAGGCATGGAATGAATTTAATTGGAACGGTTCAAGTGTGACATTAAGTAATCCTGAATATAAAGAATTCTGCTCATCATTCTTAACAGCAAGTGCATGGATTAATTATTCTAACCAAGCAATTATGGCTATCAAAGATAGCGAAACATTCTTGCAGGGTGTATATAGTAATATGAGTGACTTGATCACTGCGGATATTGCAGGTGTATCACAGTCTACTAGATTGTTTGGTGAAGATTTAATTAACTTAGGTAAAGCAATTAATCTAAGCAACATTGCAACATTTGGATTGCCTAGTAATCTATTAAAAACATTAGGGCTTAACAATGCTATTACATCTGATTTAAGTCTTGCACTTATTGCTGCCGGTTTAAGTAATTCTGATATCAGCAACATTACAACTGGAACTAACGTAAGTATAACCAAAGAACAAGAACAACAAATCTATGGAGCATTCTTGCTAATTAGAGGAGTTAACTTAGTAAACGTTCTAGCGCCTTTGAAATGTAATACGCAAGGTTTTCAAACTTTAGCAGACTTACTCAATGTTAGTAAGTTATTCCCTAACAGTTATTCAACATTAACTGTGCCAGTTTATAATGAAACATTAGGCTTACCAACTAATAGCAAAACATACTATCTCATTTATCAAAACGGTGGATTAAATCAGTCATTAGATTCTCCTGCAGTACGTAGTTATATAGGAATTCAAATTCCTGCAGGAACACCCCCAATCTTTGATAACACTGTAAATCCAAACAATTATAATGATTTGCCTACAGGCTTCGGCGCGTATCTAAGAAATATTTTACCATTAGATCAAGCAGTAGCAGCCGGAGCATTTCAATATTCAATGCGACAAATTAGAAACATTGAGTATTGTGACTTTGAACGATTTGCTCAAGTTGTTAAAGGTATGGAAATTACAACTGATCTACCTTTAACAGCAGGCACTAATAAACCAACTAATCAAGTATCAACTACTTTTAGTAAAACAGTGTGTGCATTGGGTAGCGGTCCGTTCGGATCATATACACTAAGTGATATGTTTGGTTGCATGAGTGGTCTACCTTATCCTTGGCAAGTATTACAAGGACAAATTGGTCAGTTAGCAACACAAAAACTGTTTAATATCTATAAAGAATTATTCCTAGCAGTAACATGGGAACAAGCAACGTCATCATTGACATTAGAATATGATTATGAAACAGTAACGGTAGGGTATTTTACACCTGTTACCGACCCGTTAGACCCTCAATATCCTGGATATTGGACCCCTTCAACATATCAAAGAAAATACAGAATCAGTACAATAACATTGATTGATCCAGGTGGAGGATACGGTAGAAGTTCTGCGGTAGCGCCTGCAGTATCATTTACATATGGATCGTTCTCATCTGATGGTGCAACAGCAACTACCACAATAGGAACAAATGACGCTGATGCGGCTTCAAATAGTGGCGGAACATATGGTAGAGTTAAAACTCTTACATTGTCACAGGGTTCATTTACTAATTATGGAAGTATCGTTCCTGCCGCAGACGGTCAATTAGGGCCACCTACTATGCCTGGTGCAGGAGCCCCTGTTGCAAATGTAGATATCAACATTGCAATTCAAGCACCACCTACTGCGTATGTGTCTTATCCATATACAGGCGGTGTAAACACTGCATACGGCACAACTGGCTGGCAGTCACCAATGAATAGCACGGTATCTAGTATCATTGCTGATGCAAATACTGAAATTTCAACTATTCAAAGCAATAATGTTTCAACGGCAACCCAATGTAATCTTGTTTGGAATTTAATAGGTAGTAATTTAAAGCGTGAACAAAGAACAAGATATACAGCACTTGTTCCAGTGCCCGTACCTAAAGACTATTTCTTAAACACATATCCAATGTCATTGTATACATTTGTTGATAGTGTTCCTCAATTAGCACAAGATACGAAACCTCACATGTCTGCGCAAACATTAGAGGCAATCAGTAATACAAGTAACGTAGGTGGACAAAGTACTATCGGTATGATGCGCCAAGAGCGTAATCAAACAAGATTGCAGACAGTAGGTATTCAGTTAGACAATAATATGCCTAGTGAATTAACTCCTGCTGAATTGAAAACTTTAACTACTAACGGAACGCTGCCTGGCGCAGTTGAG